GGTTGAGGAATACCCAAAAGAGCTCAAGCGTATTAAAAGTATATTTGACTGGCAGACATACCCAGATGAATTTAAAAGTAAGTGGGAAGCTTATATTGATGAAGAATTTAACAGGCGCGAATATGGGCACTGGTTTTATAATAAAGGAATACCTACCTATATTACTGGCACTCACTACATGTACTTGCAATGGTCAAAGATTGATGTCGGACACCCTGACTACCGCGAAGCCAATAGAGTATTCTACATATTCTGGGAAGCGTGCAAAGCTGATCGCAGATCTTACGGAATGTGCTATCTTAAAAACAGACGGAGTGGATTCTCATTTATGGCATCAGGTGAAACCGTCAATATGGCAACAATATCAAGTGACGCCAGATTTGGTATCTTATCAAAGACAGGTGCCGATGCCAAGAAAATGTTTACCGACAAAGTTGTACCAATCTCAGTTAACTATCCGTTTTTCTTCAAACCTATCCAGGACGGTATGGATAGGCCAAAGACCGAACTTGCATATAGGGTTCCAGCTTCAAAGCTCACTAGGAAGTCGATACAATCGCAGGAAAAACAAATAGAGCTTGAAGGACTTGATACAACAATTGACTGGAAAAACACTGGTGACAACTCTTACGATGGCGAGAAGCTTAAACTCCTTGTGCATGATGAAAGCGGCAAGTGGGAAAAACCAGACAATATCCTCAATAACTGGCGGGTTACTAAAACGACGTTAAGACTTGGTTCTCGTATTATTGGAAAATGTTTGATGGGTTCAACATCAAATTCTTTAGATAAAGGCGGGGAAAACTTTAAAAAATTATATAACGACTCGGATGTAACAAAGCGAAATTCAAATGGACAAACAAAATCAGGATTATATTCGCTATTCATCCCAATGGAATGGAACTACGAAGGATTTATTGATGAGTACGGGCAGCCCGTATTTAATAATCCTGCTGAAAGCGTTTTGGACCCGTTTGGTGACGTTATTGAACAGGGAGTTATAGATTATTGGGAAAACGAAGTTGAAGGCCTTAAACAAGACCAGGACGCTTTAAACGAGTATTACAGACAGTTTCCCCGTACAGAAGAGCATGCGTTTAGAGATGAAACAAAAAATAGCTTGTTTAATCTTGCAAAAATTTACGAGCAAATTGATTATAATCAAGACTTGCGTAATACTAATATTGTAACGCAGGGTAATTTTCAGTGGGAAAACGGTGTTAAGGACAGCAAAGTAATGTTTGTTCCTTCACCACAGGGTAGATTTAAAATATCTTGGATTCCTAACGCAAATCTGCAAAACAGGCAGATAATTAAAAATGGTATTAAATACCCAGGCAACGATCATATTGGTGCATTTGGGTGTGATAGTTACGACATATCGGGTACGACTGACGGCAGAGGCTCAAAAGGCGCACTTCACGGATTGACTAAGTTTACAATGGAAGATGCCCCACCTAGCTCATTCTTTTTAGAGTATATAGCTAGGCCTCAAACAGCAGAGATATTTTTCGAAGACGTACTAATGGCTTGTGTGTTTTACGGAATGCCAATACTAGCCGAGAATAACAAACCGCGTTTGCTTTATCATTTCAAAAGAAGAGGCTACCGGGGTTATTCAATGAACCGACCCGACAGATTATGGAATAAGCTTTCCGTAACTGAGAAAGAAATCGGAGGTATACCAAACTCCAGCATGGATATGAAACAAGCCCATGCCGCCGCGATTGAAATGTATATTGATCAATACGTGGGATTAATTTCTGAAAATGAATATGGATCAATGTATTTTAACAACACGTTAAACGACTGGTCTAAATTTGATATGAATAATAGAACGAAATACGATGCTTCTATTAGTTCAGGTCTTGCAATTATGGCCTGCAATAAAGATTTATATCGGCCAGTGGCTGACAAACAAAAAGCACCTTTGAACCTTAAGATAGCTAGATATAGCCAAAATGGGTTTAATTCAAAAATAATAAAATAAGATATGGCTAACCAAGTTGTAAATAGCTACTTTCCGAGCCAGGTTGCTAGTGATGTTGAAAAGATGTCTCTAGAATACGGACTTAAAGTTGCGCAAGCAATCCAACGAGAATGGTTCTCGAATGGGTCAGGTACTGCGCGCTACCGTAGCAACCAAAGCTCATTTCATAATTTACGACTATATGCGCGCGGTGAGCAAAGCATACAGAAGTATAAAGACGAGTTATCTATTAACGGTGATTTGTCATACCTTAATTTAGACTGGAAGCCTGTTCCTGTTTTATCTAAGTTTGTTGATATCGTTGTGAACGGTATTGCGGACAGATCTTTTGATATTAAAGCATACTCACAAGACCCTTATGGTGTCGCAAAAAGAACGGCATATGTTGATTCTATAGTTCGTGATATGCAGACTAAAGAGCTTAACGATTTTGCGGCAGAAAATTTTGGTATTAATTTATACCAAAATGACCCGACGACGTTGCCCGAAACAAAAGAAGAGCTTGAGCTACATATGCAGCTAAGCTATAAGCAGGGTATTGAGATTGCTGAAGAAACAGCCATTAACACACTGTTTGACGGCAATAACTATGATTTAACCAAACGTCGTGTATATTACGATTTAGCGACTATTGGTATTGGTGCTGTAAAAAACACATTCTCACAAAGCAAGGGAATTACAGTTGAATATGTAGACCCTGCTGATATTGTTTATTCTTATACAGAATCACCGTACTTTGACGATATTTATTATATTGGCGAGGTAAAACAAATAACTATAAATGAGCTTGCAAAAGAATTCCCAAATCTAGACAACGAGGCTTTAGACAGAATTCGCAAAACAAGTTCAAAAAGCTATCAAGGTGCAGACAACGAGCCATATCAAAACGCCACCAGNCGCGATCCAAACATAGTTTCTATATTGTACTTCAATTATAAAACATTTATGAATGAAGTATACAAAACAAAAACTACAGCAACCGGNGCTGATAANGCTATTGCGCGCGACGATCAATATAATCCACCTGCAGACAGCGAAGACTTCGGTAAAATTTCTAGATCTATAGAAGTTTTATATGACGGTGCACTTATATTAGGNACCGAACAGCTTTTAAAATGGGAGCTACAAAGAAACATGATACGCCCTAAAAGCGATCACACTAAAGTGAAAATGAACTATAGTGTTGTTGCGCCTAGAATGTATAAGGGAAAAATTGAATCTATTGTAAGCCGTTGTGTTGGTTTTGCAGATATGATTCAATTAACGCACTTAAAGCTACAGCAAGTGTTAGCTAAGATGATGCCTGATGGTGTTTATCTAGATGCCGACGGACTTGCTGAAATTGATTTAGGTAACGGCACGAATTACAATCCGCAAGAAGCGCTTAACATGTTCTTCCAAACGGGGTCTGTTATTGGGCGTTCGTTTACACAAGAAGGCGATATGAACCCGGGTAAGGTGCCTGTTCAACCTTTGCAAACCGGCTCGGGTGGTCAGAAACTGCAAACGCTTATTCAAACATATAACTATTATATGCAAATGATCCGTGACGTAACGGGTTTAAACGAAGCGCGGGACGGGTCTATGCCTGATTCAAGAGCTTTAGTTGGCGTACAAAAAATGGCCGCAGCAAATTCAAACACAGCAACGCGCCATATATTAGATGCAGGTTTATTTTTAACTGCAGAAACTGCAGAATGTTTGTCGCTACGTATTTCCGATGTATTAGAATACGGCGATGCGGCAGGAGCATTTATACAGAAAATAGGCGGTTTCAATGTGGCAACACTCCAAGAACTGGCTGATTTACACCTATACGATTTTGGTATATTCTTAGAGCTATCNCCTGACGACGAAGAAAAGCAGCTTTTAGAAAACAATATACAAACAGCATTGTCTGCTGGTTTAATAGACTTAGAAGACGCAATTGATATTAGAGAGGTTAAAAATATTAAGCTAGCTAATCAGCTGTTAAAACTGCGCCGTAAACGTAAAGCGGAGCGCGATCAAGCAATGCAGCAGCAAAATATTCAAGCACAAGCGCAGGCTAACGCGCAAGCGCAACAAGTTGCAGCTCAGGCTGAAATGCAAAAAGAGCAAGTTGCAATGCAGAGTAAAGCACAGCTTGAACAGGTTAAAGCGCAGCTAGAAGAGCAGAGAATGCAGCAAGAAGTTGCGGCTAAAAAAGAGCTTATGGCGTTAGAGTTTGATTATAATATGAAACTTAAAGGTTTAGAAACCGACGCAACAAAGCAAAGCGCAAAAGAAAAAGAAGATCGTAAAGACGAAAGAACAAAAATGCAGGCTTCACAGCAAAGCGAATTAATTGAGCAGCGCCAGAAGCAAACTCCTCCAAAATCTTTTGAATCAGGAGGAAACGATATCTTAGGCGGTGGTTTCGGTTTAGGAACCTTCGATCCTAAGTAATAATAACAGTATATAATTATATAATATTTTATCATGAGTGAAGAAGTTAAACCTGTTGCCAGCGTTGATGACGATGGTATGATTAAACTAGACTTTAGTAAAGATGCCGTTCAAGAGCAAAGCACAGATGAGGTTCCTGTACGCGACGAATCCGAAGCTAGCACAGAAGTACCAGTCGAAAACGTCGAAGAAACAGTTAAAGAACCTGCCGGAGAAAGCGCCGTTGAAGCTGCGGAACCCGTTCAAGAAAATGAACCTGTAGAAACACCTGTATTACAGGAAATTACAGATGAACAAGTTGAAGAAGTAGCCGATGAGCTGCACGAAGAAGTAGGCGAAGCTATTGCTGAAGCCGCCGAAACCGGCGCAGAATTGCCCGAAAACATTCAAAAAGTTGTTGACTTTATGAATGATACAGGCGGTACGCTAGAGGATTATGTGCGTTTAAATACAGACTATTCAACGCTCAACGAAGATCAGTTGCTGCGTGAATATTATCAAAACGCTAATCCAAATCTAGACAACGAAGATATTAATTTTATGCTTGAGGATCAGTTTTCTTTTGAAGAAGAAATTGATGACGAAAGAGATGTTCGTCGTAAAAAACTAGCACGTAAACAAGCGCTAGCCGAAGCAAAAAATTATTTAGAAGGACTAAAGTCTAAATATTATAATGAAATTAAAATGGGGTCAAGGTTGACCTCAGAACAGCAAAAAGCGGTTGAGTTTTTTAATCGCTATAATAAAGAGAGTGAAGAAACTGCTAAAATAGCAGAACAGCAAAAAGCACGTTTTAAAAGTGAAAGCGCAAAAGTTTTCAACGATAAATTCGAAGGTTTCGATTTTAATGTAGGTGAAAAAAAATACCGCTTTAACGTTAAAGACGCTGCTAAGGTTAGTGAGACTCAGGGTGACATTAACAACTTTATCAAGAAGTTCTTGAATGAAAAAGGTGAAATGCAAGATGCTCGCGGGTACCACAAATCATTGTTTACAGCTATGAACGCTGATCAAGTAGCACAACATTTTTATGAGCAAGGTCGATCTGACGCTCTTAAAGATAGTGTTGCAAAGTCGAAAAACGTAGACATGGGCTCGAGAGGAGTCCACGAAAGTGTAACTACGGCAAACGGCATGCAATTCCGTGTACTTAATCCAAGCGAGGGTAGCTCTAAACTCAAGGTTAAGTTAAAAAATAAATAATCCATTTAAAACTAATTAAAAATGGCAACATTTGACAGTTTACCGAGTGGTGTAACTCCACGTCCGGTAAAAACAACATCGGGTGACAACTATCTTGCACTAAGTGCAATGACGTTCACTCAACAATACCTTCCTGAGGTATACGAAAAAGAAGTAGAGCGCTTCGGAAAGCGTACTGTATCTGGCTTCTTGCGTATGGTAGGTGCTGAAATGCCTATGGCTTCTGACCGTATTGTATGGTCTGAGCAAGGTCGTTTGCACACTGCATTCGAAGGAATTACTGTAGACGTTGACGGTACTACTGATGCAATTACTCTTGCATCTACCGCTGAAAAAGACGTAATTCCTGTAGGTGCAACTGTAGTAATTAGCGCTAACAACAAAGAAGTTAAAGGTCGCGTTTCTGCGAAGCATGCTTCTAACGCTACTATTACTGTAACTCCTTACGGTGCTGATGACTTTACAGCTTTGGGATCAACAAACCCAACTAACGCTAAGATGTTCATCTACGGTTCTGAATTTAAGAAAGGTTCTTCTGACGTAGGTCTTTCTGTAGAGCCAGTAGTAACTACTTTTGAAAACAAGCCTATCATCTTGCGTGATAAGTACAGTGTTGACGGTTCTGACGTTGCTCAGATCGGTTGGATCGAAGTTACTTCTGAAAACGGTGCTTCTGGTTACCTATGGTACATGAAGGCTGAAAGCGAAGCTCGTCTACGTTTCGAAGATCAAATCGAAATGGCAATGATTGAAGCTGAAAACAATAAGCAAGCTAACGATTCTTTCGATGGTCTTGCTTACGATGCCGGTTTCCACGGTACTGAAGGTTTGTTCCAAGCTATAGAAGAGCGTGGTATTGTTTACTCTGGTACTGATTTTGATGGTGCTGGTGGTTTGAGTCAGTTTGACGATTTGTTGGCTGAACTTGACAAGCAAGGCTCTATCGAAGAAAATATGTTGTTCCTAGACCGTCAAAAGTCTTTGGAAATTGACAACATGTTGGCTGCTCAGAACGCTTACGGCGCAGGTGGTACTTCTTACGGTGTATTCGACAACTCAGAAGATATGGCGTTGAACCTAGGATTCTCTGGATTCCGTCGTGGTTCTTACGACTTCTACAAAACAGATTGGAAATACTTGAACGATTCTACAACTCGTGGACTTGTTGGCGGTATTGAAGGTGTGTTGGTACCAGCAGGTACTTCTTCTGTATACGATGAGATTTTGGGTCAAAACATTTCTCGTCCGTTCTTGCACATCCGTTACCGTGCAAACGAAGCGGAAGATCGTCGCATGAAGTCTTGGGTTACTGGTTCAGTTGGTGGCAACTACACTAGTGACGCTGACGTAATGAACGTTCACTTCTTGTCTGAGCGTGCATTGTGTGTACAAGCTGCTAACAACTTCGTATTGTTGAAGTAAGCTTAAAATAATATGTCCCCGGCTACGGCTGGGGGCATTATTTTCTTTTATTTAATTATATTATATCATGGCAGAAGCTAAAAAAGCGCCGGCTAAGAAGGCACCGGCTAAAAAACAAACGCCTCCAACTATTCCAGCAGAAGCAATTAAAGAAACAGTTCCACCGTTGCCTGCTGCTCCAAAATGGGAATACAAAGATCGCCTTTACGAAATTACAACTAAGCGCAAGCCGTTAGTTTATTCAGTTCCATCGCGTCATTCTGCAAAGGTGCCGCTGCTTTGGTTTGATGAAGAAAAAGGCTATCAACGTGAATTGCGATATGCTACAAATCAAAAATCTTGTTTTGTAGACGAGCAAGATGGTCCTGTAACATTAGGACGTATTATTTTTAGAGATGGTGTATTACAAGTACCTAAAGAACAAGTTGCACTGCAACAGCTACTTTCGCTATATCATCCTTATACAACAAACGGAACAATTATTGAGTATAACCCGACAGCAATTGCTGAAGCACAAGTGGACAACATTGAATTCCAGCTTGAAGCAATGAACGCTGCTGTAGAAATGGATATTGATCAAGCGGAAGCAATCCTGCGTGTAGAAATAGGATCTGCGGTGTCTAACATGTCTTCTAAGGAGCTCAAACGAGATTTGTTGCTTCTTGCNCGCCAATCTCCCGCATTGTTCTTACAATTGGCCAATGACGATAATGTACACTTACGTAATATAGGNATCCGAGCCACCGAAGCTGGGTTAATTGCATTGTCGCCTGACAACCGAACATTTACTTACGCGTCTACTGGACGCAAGCTTATGACGGTTCCATTTGACGAACACCCTTATTCAGCGCTTGCGGCGTACTTCAAAACAGATGAAGGAATGGAAGTACTGAATACTATTGAAAAACGACTATAAGTCAATTAGTAGTTAGGCTCCTTTTATAGGGGCCTAATTACTATATAATAACTACAAACATGGCTGTAAACGTAAATACTGTTTATCAACGAGTATTAGCAATACTCAACAAAGAACAACGCGGATATATTACTCCGCAGGAATTCAACTTATTTGCAAACCAAGCGCAAATGGACATCTTCGAGCAGTATTTTTACGACTTGAACCAGTTCTTGCGCGTGCCAGGCAATGATACTGGTCACGCGGATATGACAAATATATTGGAAGAAAAGATTTCTTT